AGGAGTGAGATTATAGGATCTCTTATTGCCATAGCTCACTCAGCAAGTCAAGATGATATTGATCAAGCTTTTATTAATGGATATGACTTTGCTCAGCAAAGTTTTAATCTTATTACTGAATCAGATCTAGATACTGCTTATGCAGAAGGTGTTGCTTCGGTAGATGTTACAATAGATAACCAAGATGCATACGATCTTGGATTTAGTGTAGGTGCTGCTTCAGTAACACCTGAAGACGGAATAACGCAAGATGATGTAGATGCAGCAGTAGCACTTGTGCAGGTACAATTTGAACAAGCACAAGATAACCTACAGATTAGTAGTGCTGATAATGAAAAACTTACTCAAGATATTTTTTCTTTATTAGGTTTGCTTATTAACCTTACTTCAAGCATTCAAAACTTTTCAGCTGGATCTTTATCTGACGCTTTAAGTAATTTAGAATTAATATCAACTACTTCAGATGCATCTATTGCTGAATATAACGATACTCATAATACAAATGTAGAGAACCTTAACGATATTATATCTTCTATACAGACACAGCTGTCAAGTGTACAGCAGCTAGAAGAATCTCAAGAAGATAATAACATTTACGAGGAACATAGTTTTGTTATATATGGAGATGTAGCTCCAGGTTTTAACCCAGAAGATGGCCCAAATATTCGTCTTTCTTTTCAAAATGAAAACATTGGGTTCATTACAGGTGGATCCCAACTTGGAATGACTGATTCAAATAGTAACATAAAAATTTATAATGGTGGTCCAAGTTATTATGCTTATCATGGAAATACTCCAGCTGAGACTATATATCGTCATTGTCATACTTTTGATGATTCTGAATCACACTCTAATGGCTACGCTGGAGGTGTTGGTCATGAACACATTAAAGTAATACAAAACGATTCTGGTGGCTCAACAATATTAAAGCTTAAATTAGAAAACTTTAATTCAACTAGTCCAATGTCTTCTACTGAATCACCACTTATAGGTGAGGGATACGGGTTTATTGATGAGAGTGGGAATACTATAGATAGAGGACTTCATTTTACTATATCTGTTATATCTGGAGACCCTAATTGGGTATTTTATTTAGGTAATCCTGAGTCAATTAGTGGAACTCCTCAGAGTATTATTGCTAATTTTAATTCTAACTTTAACGGGGCAAAACAAATTCATGATTTACTAATCTCTAGCCCTAGCCGTAACTCTAGCCCTAACTTAGGTGCAAGAACTATTAGAGCCTCTAGTACAAACTTACTAAATGGTGGTCCTGGTCCTGATGGGCAGGATTCAGGTTGGGTATCAGTAAATACTGTTGGAGGAGGTCATCCAGCATCCTGGTCTTGGAGCGGTTATTGGCAGAATACTTCTGGTAGAATAATATGGGCTGAGGATATTGTATCAAAATCTGTAGATTTAGAGCCTGGAACTGTTTATGAGGTTACCTTTGAATCCTGGGGTCGATTTGGTACAAATGAAAGTGGTGTATTTGATCATACAGGGGGAAATAGGCAAGGTAGACGACTTACAGTTGATTTAGGTGATAATACTCTTGGTGCTAGCTCTGAAAACACAGTTATTTTTCCTTCAGATCTACTTAGTGCTGGTGAAAGTTACAATCAAAACTTACAATATTACGAACTTAACGCTGAGGGAGGTAGAGCTTTTCGGGTATGGGGTCCTAGTGCACCTGGAGAGAATACTGCAATTATAGATGATTATGCTCATGGTGCTAATAAATGGCATAAAATTTATATAAGGACTGGAGATTCTTACACAGCAGATACTATAAGGCTTACTAGTCCTGACAATGACCCTAATCCAAGTCAGGATGACGAAGCTAAAACAATGGGTCAAGGTTTTGTTGGCTGGGTAGATGATATATCTATAAAAGTTGTCGATGGTTTAGATGTTGACACAACCACTCAAGCGACCCAAGACTCTGTGTTAAAAATCTTATACGAAAGAACTGTTTCTGCACAAGGTAGATCTAACTACTTAGATCCTTTGTATAGCAAGTCAAGGATAATGAATGGTTCTGCTAAAAGAATTTTAAAGAATAAGTTGACTGGTGTTGTAAGAGAGGTTCCTATTGTTGCTGGTGGATATAAATGTATTGGAGCTTACGAGGATAAACCTAAAAATAAGATTTATTATTTTGTACACAATCAGCACTTAAATAATAAAAAGTATGACTGCATACTAGAGTTCGATCTAATAGCTGACTCTGTTGCAACTATTTATCAAGATGGTAGAACTTCTAGTGACAACTCTAATAACCGTATATTAAACTTTCGTGATGACTACCCTATAACAGGTATAAGTAAAGTTGATGATATTCTTTATTTTACAGACAACTGGCAGAGACCTAAAAAAATAAACGTTGAGCTTGCAAAACAAAACGAGAAAAACATAAACAACCCTAAGTTTGTATTTAAAGATGCTTACTATAGAAGTGCTACATCAACTGTATATATAGGTGTTGGCTCAAATAATCACGACCTTTTAGCGGAGGATGATATTTATGCTCAACTTGGTGCGACCTCAGGTCTTGAGGCTACAGGGATAAACGGATACTCTAAGATTATAGGGGTAGTTAGAAAACCTAAAGTAGGTGTTACATATTCAGTTTCTTTTAATAGTCCTACTGTAACAACTAATGTTAGTAATAATGGTTTAGAGGACTTTGAAGGTGACTGGATAGGTATAGAGGATGCTAATAATAACAACTTCCCTTTCTACTATCAAATATCTACTGTAATTGGAAATACCATTACTTTAGCTTCTCCATACGAGCAAGCTACAAATTCTAATGCTACTCCTATTTCTTTTCAGGGGCAAAATGCTGTAGGTATAATTACAGACTCCCCTTGGCCAGGATCTTTTACCGCTGTTGATGGTGTTATATTGTACTCTGATCCTTATTCTGATAACAGAGAACATATTTTAGACGCCTATTCTCCTCTTATTAGTTTTGGAACTTACGAGGATAAGATGAAGTATTTTGATGTTGTAAAACATCAACCTACTCATCAGCCTCTTACAGATCTAAGGTTAGACCCTTCATTTGCTACTAACAATATTCTTGATAACGTATTTCAGTTTAAATACAGATATATTCATGTAGACAACGAGCAAACATCTTATAGCCCTATATCGGATATTACAATAGATCCTGTATTTGGTTTAAATTCTGCTATTGACGCTTCAGGTTACAACTCTATATCAAACGTAATAGATATAGGATATGAAGATGGTATTGGCGATGTTAAAGATGTAGAGATTGTCGCTAGAAAAGGTAACACTGGTGAGTTTTTCTTAATTGACACTGTAACAAATAACTTTATAAATTACCTTAAAAAAGCAAAGAACAAGTACTTGCCAGAATATCAATATCCTATATTGGGAGAGGAAGCAGCCTTAGTTACTTCAAAAGTAAGTTTTTACAATAACGGTACTTATCCTTTTATTGACAAGAGAGATTCTGATAAACTTTTTGATGCTGTACCAAAGCTTGCTAAAGCACAAACTATATTATCAAACAATAGACTTGCTTATGGTAACGTTTTAGAGGGGTATGATAACACTAAGCTTATAGCTAGTTCAAGGTTTGCTTTTGATGAAGATAGTGATGCTTCCACCGTACAAGATGGAACTACTCAAATTCTAACTTCAACTGAGTCAGGTCAAGGTGGGTTTTCAAGTTTACAAACAACGGATCCAGATTTTGAGTTATTTAACCCTGACCTTGGAGGAGGAGAGGGCCCTTTTGGTCAAAATGGTGGACGTACTAAACATCGTCAAGCTTGGGACCTAGGTAGTCTAAACCTATCCTCTGGTGGAACACAAATGGTTTACATAAGCTACTCTTGGAAGTATAATAAAAAACCTGATACTGGTAGTAGACAAAAAAGACTTGGTACTTTTTCTCTTTCAGGTGTAAACGTTACTGGAATCGCAGATGTTAACGAGCTAGGTCAGTTTCTTGCTGACGCTATAAACCAAGGTCTTGGAGTGACTACTACAGAGTTTGGTCATGGTAGTGAAGTTGGACCTTGTGGTAACGAAACTGTAGCGACATTTAACCCGAATTATGATAACACTGGAGCTAAACTTTTAATAGTTACTTTTAAGTACAATAAAAATAATGAGTTTTCATTTACATTAAATGGTGCTGGATGGGGTCAGGATAACCCTTTTGAGTCAGCTAATGAATCTGTATTTGTTTCTGGTGACGGAGGAACGTCTTCTTATAAATCAGGAGCTTTCCATAACTTTGGTATATCTTACTTTGACGAAACTAATAGATGTTCGTTTGTTAACGCTGCTGTTGACTACTCAGGAGTGCAAGGTGCAGAGGCCGCTGGTGGTGTTGTTTTAAACGGTACTAGACCTTACAATAAGTTTTTTACAGAGTCTGCAGGACCACCTTTAAATCAAGGGGCTGCTGCCGAAATCAATATATATAGTAGACCTCCTGTATGGGCAACTCATTATCAGATTTGTTACACAGGTAATACAACTATTGATAACGACCCAGATAGTGACTTCCCAGGATTTATTCAAATGATGTTTGTTGGTGCTAAAATAGCAGAAGACAGTAACGACAAGCAGATATACCTAAACATGGGTGCGTTAAAAGGTCAAGACTGGAGTTATAATCAAGCTAACAACTCTAAGCTAAACTACAATTATGTTGCTGGAGATAGAATTAGATTTATAAGTTTTGATAAGAGTGGTTCTAGATATAAGTTCTCACAATATATAGATTTAGAAATTGCTGGGATGGATCTTTACCTTGACGTTGAAGAGCCACCAATAAGTGTTAACGAAACAACAGAAGGCTTTTACTTAAGGATAAATGATCCTGGTGAATCTTCTGTTACTTACGAGGGATCTGGAGCAGGAAACACTATTAGTATAGCTCACTCAGGTTTTAACCTTGCAACTAGTGGTTACAATAAGCTTATAGCAGAGATATACAGACCTAAGAAAGATTTAGATTCAGACCTTATGGTTTACTACGAAGTAGGGCCAAAGTTTCCTATAATGAATGCTGGGTCACCTAACAGAAACCATGGAGGATTTTCTGTTCAAGGTCATGACTTTACTTTTAATAGAGCAATTGGTGATTACATATCTAGTATTCCATCTACTATAAAAATGACGAGTGGAGATGTATACTTAAAGCCTAGAAGTATGGCTAACGTAACTGATGGAAGTGAAAAAGAAGTATTCTTCCCTGAAGACTACTACCTTAATGACTTCCATAGAACAAACCACTACAGTAGAGGTAGGATAAATATTATTAATAACAACTCCGCTCAGAGAAGACTAGGGGCATCTGTATACTACTCAGAGACATATTCTAGCACAGGATCTTCTAACGGGTTATCTTCTTTTAACCTTGCTAACGTTCCTTACTTTGACTATAACAAAGACTTTGGATCTATACAGTCTCTACAAACTAGAGATAATGACTTAATTATATTCCACGAAAATAAAGTCGGTAGAGTATTAGTTGAAAAAGACATCCTTAACACTGCATCTGGAGAAGGGCTGGTTTCTCTATCTAAAGATATTATAGGGAACTATGTAAACCTTTATAAAGGTGATTATGGTTGTGGTTACCACCCTGAAAGTATTGTTAAGTTTGCTAATATATTTTATTTTGTTGACATCAAAAGAGGTGCTGTTTTAAGGTTGTCAGCTGATGGCTTGACAGTTATTTCAGATAACGGAATGAGAGATTACTTTAGGGATCTTGGTGAGATGTATGTCATACATAATGCTGATACTAGTGAGAGTCCTTCTGGTGAAGTCTTTAATATTGTTGCAGGATACGACCCTAAATATGACGAGTATATTGTATCATTCCCTAACGTTTATGGAAAACTAGGTGAAGGTTTATGGGAAGGTAGTAGAACGTTCTGGGATTCTTCTTTTGATAAGTATCAAAATAGACGTAGAGAGCAGGTTTATGAAGCTAAGACTCTAGCTTTTAATGAGAGAATAAATAGATGGACATCATTCTATGATATTTATCCAGAGTTTTATAGTAGAGTTGGTAGACAGTTTATTAGTTTTAAAGATGGTAGACTCTATAGACACAACATGACTGATAGGTTTTATCAAAACATGTATGGTATTACTGAGGAATACTACCTTACTAGAATTAATAGACACTACAATAGTTTTTATGGCGACCAGTTTGATTCTCACATACAGTTTCCATTTAACGCAGATCCTTCTTCTGTAAAATCTTTTAACGCTCTTAGTCTGGAGAGTGATGTTAAGTTACTTGCGTCTATGTATACTAATATAGGTCAGGTTATTGAAGGTGTTGATCTAGAGGATGGTTACGAAAGAGGTATATCTACTAACATTGCATTTAAAAAAGTTAGTGGTTTAATTTCTGATACAAACTCCCCTACTTTTTCCCAATATGGAAGTAATGTCATTTTAGGTCAAGGTGTTAAGTTTTTTGAAGAGGTAAGGGTAGGAGACTTAGTTAGAATTTTTGGAAAGAATGCATCAGGAGAATACGCTTTTATAAACAGAATTGTTACGTCTGTTATTTCAAATAATATCATTGCTTTATCAGGTGGTGTTACTATTGATGTTTTCAATAATCACATGGAGGTTATAGATTATAAAACAAAAGAAGGTGTGCACTACACTAATATTCCTTTTGTTTCTTCTGAATTAATGGATAAAGCTTCAGGTTATGGTGGTGCTTATGGTGCTGGGCAGGGTGACGGATCAGAGTTTACTGGTATTGGGTTAGTTTCAACCATGATTTCTAATAATTCTGTTTTTAAAACTATAAGAGGAACTTTTAACAACTTTATAAACAACTCTATAGGATCAGATCAAATGGTTGTTGGTGCTGAATATGTATACATTTCAGGTGATGGATTTGATATAAGTAACTTTAGTAATCAGTATGATTCAACAGCATTCCTTAAAGGTTCTGTATTTGTTTGTCAACAAGTTCCAAGTCAATCTCTTTCACCATCACAAGTTCTTAGTACTAACGTTAAACTATATGCTAGAAGATCTGCAAAGTATGGATCGCAAGTTGTATTCCTTGGGTACCCTTATTCTTCAGGTAGAGAAGAAATTAGTTTTGTAGCTAATTTTGGTTACAGCCAACCATCGCATAATGAGCTTGAAAGTTTCTTGTTTATAGTTAAAGATGGCCACGTAGAAGGTGAAAAAATGAAGGGTCAGTATATGATGACAACTTTAACGACTGAACATCCAGGGGCTGCAGAATTGTCTAAATACAAGTTTAACTTATACGCTGCTAACGTAGATGTAGACAAGAGTGAGCTTAGTAATAAATAATAAGAAAAAAAATAGTACATTTGTAAAAATTCAATAACATGGCACGTAGAGTAAAACCTAAGATAAAATATAATAAGAAAAAGAAAACACCTAAGGCTTTTGTTGGAGCTGCAACTGCAGCCCTTGGTGCAGGTAAAATGATTTATGGTGCTGTTCAAGGTAGAAAAGCTAGAAAGGAACAAGAGGCTTTTGATCAAGATAGGTTGAAAGGACAGGTTAGCTCAGCCACTCAAAAGATGGCAGACGAGCCTATAGACCAAAGCTATATAGAACAGATGCAAGGTCAGCAAGCTGCTGATAGGGCTTCTGCTATGGGTGCTTTAGCTAAAGATCCTAGAAACGCTCTAGCAGGGGTTCAAGCTTTAGAGAGTCAAGCTGCAAAGCAACGTACAGATTTATTAGGCATGCAACAAAGAGCTAAAACTTCAGCTATGCAGAACTTAGCTAGAGAACAGCAAGCTGTAGAGAAGCAGAGGTTGGATGTTGCTGGGGCAGAGTTGGAAGGTATTAGAGGTCAAAAAGCTGCTGCTGAACAGAATATATTTGGAGGTCTTGAAGATGTGTCTGCTGGAATTGGAGAAGGTGCTTTAACGGAACTTGGATTAGTAAAATCAGAAAAAGGCGGAAAGATAGGTGAAGATGGTGGAGTAACTCCTGGAGAGTTTGATCATAGTACTAATAAAATAGATATGGTTCAAGATGGAGAGAAGATTGGTGAGGCTACAGGTGGGGAGTTAATACTACCTCCTGATGATGTTAATGATATTAGATCTGCATTAAAAAATGGAGATAAAGAAGCAGCTTTTAAGCTAATGGAGGATTTGGTAGCTAAATACGATAGCAACGTTATAGGTGATGATGATGATAGTGAAGCACAGGAAGGTGCTAAAATGAAAGAGCCTACTGTACCGCCTTTAGATGGCGATAGAGCTAACGAAATTGTGAAAGTTATGAAAAGTAACGCTGATCAGGTTAGAAACGTTGGAGAGCTTCCTTTCGATGAGGATCCAACAAATCCTGCAGGACTTGTTAAGTACGTTGGTGACAAACTTTCTTTCGATATAGATTCAACCAATAAAGCTGAGATTGACTTTATTAAAAACTACAGAGACTTTCTTATTAAAGATAAAGGAAGAGTTGACGCACCTAAAAAAGAAATGATGGGTGGTGGATATTTAGCTAAAGTAAAAGCTAGAATGGGTTCTTACATAAAATCAAAAATGTAAAACATGGCTGGAGAAGGTTTATTTTTCACAGGAGTTGTTTTAAAGAATAATCGTAACTTATTGCAAGAGCAGGCTACTCGTGATTCTTTGCAGATTCAAAAGGATGAACTTAAGTTGCGACAAGATGAGGCTGCTGCTAGGAGGAGAAAAGAAAGAGAGGAAGGTAGTAAAGCAATATCTTATTCTGGAGACGACATAAATGCAAGGCTTCAAGATCCCTATAGAACTAATTACGATGAGTATAGAAATTATATGGAGCAAAACTCTTTAGATGTCTATGACTTAGTTCCTGACGCTGTTCAAAAAAGAGGTGATTTTGAATCTAACCTTGTTACAGATGGTGAAAAACTAAAGAAAATATCTTTAGACTATAAAATTATAAAAGATAAAATATCTTCTGGGGAAATTGATACTTCAAAATTATTAACAAATCCAGAGACGGGGAATTTTATTTTTGAAGAAAACTTCGATAGTATAGTAAATGGTTATAGTGGTGGCGAATCTTTAGATACTTTGATGAGTGATTTTTCATTAGAGTATAATGACGTTGTAGATGTTGTTGACTTTATAGATCCTAGTAATGGTTTGCTAGATGATATATTAGCAAAGGATGAAAATAAACCTAAGGTTGATCAATTTCAAAAAGATGGTAGAGTTACAACTACCACGAATGTTCTTACAGATAATGTTTTAAATCAATTTAAACAAGAATTAAGAGAGAGCCTTAGGTTAGATAAAGATGGTAACTATGATGTTTTAGAGTTTCAAAGCTTATTACAAGGTCAACAAGATTTTGTTTTTGTTGACGGTTCTTCTGGAGATGCTAGAAGAGCTTTTGCTAATACTAGTAAAGAAAATGGTGGTGCTGGTATGGCTGGTAATGTTGGAGACACTTTTTTAAATAAATTAGATCCTAAAAATCAAGCGTTTGATCAAGACCTTTACAACCAATATGTAGAGTTTATAATTAGTGAGGAAACGAAGAAAGCTCAAAGTAAATACAAACCACAAGTAAGTGTAACTCAAAAACCTTTGGGTGATGCACAAGAAGGTTTATCTCAAGAGGATATTGATTTTCTTACGGGCCCTTCTAAGTCTAAATTATCTTATGGTAATGTTCAACTTAAGTTTGATGCAGGAATGTATGATGATGTTACAGATAGGAATATAGAAGTTAACATAGTACCTGAATCTTTGTTGCCAGGTCAAGGTGAGCTTCAAGAGTTTTTTGAAAAACAATACAAAGATGAGGTAGGAGATACTAACAAAAGTGTTAAAGGTCAAGTTACTAGACTTGGACTGACAGTTGACAATGTTAAAGTTGCCTCAGTTAAGTTTGGTAAAAAAGAATATTTAATACCTTACGAGTCTATAAGTAGTGAAATAGCAGAACTTAAAAAGACTTCTGTAGGATATAAGATAGGTCAATTTGAATCTGAGTCTACCTCTCAAGGTATAGATACCTCAAAATATAATAAATAATGAATGAAGAAGCATTAAAAGATGCCTACGGTCTTTTTACACAATCAGGCTATAATGGCACACAAGATGAGTTTTACACTTTATTATCTGAAAACGCTGAGGCATTTGCAGACTCTTATGGTTTATTTAAGGGATCTGGATATAATGGTTCTGAAGATGACTACAAACAACTGCTTGGTTTAAAAAAAAAAGATTCTTCAGTATTGCAAGATGCAGCTGCTCCGAAGGATTCAGGGGTGTCTCCATCAGTATCTCAAGATGGTCAATCTTCTTTGGAACAAGACGTTCAAGTTAGTTTAGAAGAAAGACTAGCTAAAAGAAAAAACCTACCTATAGAAGAGCAAATCGCTCTAGCAAAACAAGACGAGTTAAGACCTTTTTACGAAGCTCAAGGATTAAACTTAGATGATAAGTTAAACTTTGAGGCTATAAAAAAATCTAAAGCTGAAAAGGAAAAGAAAGAAAAAGAAGCTGAGCAGGATCTTAGTTTCTTCTCTAAGTTATATAACAGAATAACTAGCACTGAAGATTTGGAGGAAGACTTTCAAACTACAGATGAAGATAGAGCTGACTTATACCTTTCTAATAACGAGGAGAATATATTTGAAGCAGAGAAGCAGTACAACATTGCTAAAGCTAAAGAGATAACTGAGGTATTTTCCCCAGATCAAAGAAAAGAACAATTTGAAGAGCAAGGTATAGACTTAGGTTATATGCCTACAAATTTTATAAAGGTTAATGGAGAAGACTTTAGTGTAAAAGAACTTCAAAAGAATTTATACGATAGCGAGTTTATAGATAAACTACAATCTGAAGAGGTTAATGTAGATATTGACAACTCTATTGAGGATGAGACCCTTCAATCTTTAATTGACCTCAGGGACAGACAAAAAGAGTCTGGTGGACAGTGGGGTGATATAGCTCAATCTTTCTATGCTGGTGCTTTGGATCTTTTAGTTGCTGGTCCTACAGAATTTTTAGAGTCAACTTTTGCTACAAACCCTTATCAAAGATCCATAGTTAATGCTATGGGAGGTAGACTAGCTTCAAAAGTTAGAAATGAAGCTAACAGGGTAAGAGAAAAAACTAGGGTGTATCAGGAAGATGGGATGACTAAATCTTTACTTAAAGGTAACTTTTCTGACGCTATGTTCCAAACTGGTAACGCCCTATCTGAGTCTGCTCCTTTAATATTATCTATGTATGCTTCCGCACCTTTAGGAATATCTCAAAAGGCTACACTAGCTTTTGCAGGAGTTTCTGCAGGTGGTTTAAAATCCCTTGAACTCAAAGAACAAAGGCTGAAAGGTGAGATAGATATGTCTGATGCTCAAATATTGTTAAACTCTGTTTTAACTGGTGGTGCTGAATCTTTCTTTGAAAGGTACACCTTAGATGCTGTTAACGCTAGTAGAAAGGTTTTTGCTTTAGGTAAAATAACTCCAGGTGAGATTGCTGAAGGGTTTACTAAAGGCTTCCTTAGACAAGCCAGAGTAGAGGGATTATCTGAGGGTGCAACAGAGTTGTCTAACATGTTTACAGACCTTATAACAAGAGATATTGACTACGAGAAGGGTGAACTAAAAGAGACTGCTATTGGTCTTGAAGAGGTTGCTGTAAGATTTTCTGATGCAGCTATGATTGGATCTATCATGGGTGGTGGTATTCACACTGTACCTTACATGGCTAAGTCTATGTCTAAGTTTAAAATATTAGATGAGAATATAGCCGTTCTATTTACAATGGAAGATGGGTCAACTCAAAGCATGAGTAGAGCAGACGCTTTAAAGTTTGTTAAAAACCCTGAGGTTGCAGAGAGAGTTAGAAGTGGTGCAGTAACAATGGACGCTTCTATGAATGATATTGCTAAACAACAAGTAGAAGAGATACTTTATGGTTTCTACGCACCTGACGCTGTAGCTTCAAGAGAAGTTATGCGAGAAAAAGAGAGTGGCGTTCAAAACATTCTTGATAGGATTAGAGACGCAGAAGAGGTTTCTACAGAAGACGTGAACAGTTTATCTCAAGCTGTATCTGAAATGGAGGCTGAAGGCAAGAAATCTAAGTATAACATATCTGAAAGTACTAAAGCAACTAGAGCTAAACTAAACGCAATACTTAAACAAAAAGGTATTCAAATAGTAGATGCTGTTGCTTCTCAAGACGTATCTATGTCTAAGGTTACTGAAACTGTAGACGCTACAAAGATAGAGAGTCAAGAGCAGTATAACTCTGTTAAGAAGCAGTTGGAGGATGGTGAGAGAAAACCAACGGTGGTTCAATCTCAAAACCAAAGTGGTATAAAGGTTAATGGTGAAACATCTCAAACGTCAGAAATAACTCAAGGTAAATTTAAAAGTGTTGCTGCGGCTAGGAACGCTATGAAAGACTTTGAAGCTAAGAGAGATGCTGCAAAGAAAGGTGAGATATTAGACAGTGACTTATTTCCTGTTAACAATAAAATATTTTTAAAGGCAAAGAAAGAAACTCTTGATGAGATACCTCAAGAGGTTATAGATAATAACGATTACCACGTATTAACTTCAGACAAGGAAGGTTTAACACAAGAGCAAAGAATCTCTAGAATGGAGAAACTTAAGTCTATGTTAGATAATGCTGGTGCAACTTATTATACCGTTCAGGATGTTTCCAATGGGGTTGCTAAAGAAAGCCTTGTAGTAACGGGAATAGATAACGCTACCGCTTTAAATCTAGGTAATCAGTTTCAGCAAGAGTCTATCTTCTCATCTAAGGATGGAAAGATGTTTGGTGATGGTCGTGTAGTTCCTTTAAGTAATGACGTGGTAAAAGGTCCAGACGCTAGAAAAAAACAAGACGTAACCATAATGAATGTTAGTGGTAGAAAAGTTTCTATGCACACAGGCTTAGATAAACTTAAAACTAGTTATGGTAAAAACTTTAATTCAGATAACATTCACAAGTTAGATGAGAGTAATGCTGACTATGATGCTGAGTTATTCCAAGGCTTAGATGATAGCAGAAAAAGAGCTTTAGGTTTCGCCTTTAAACTTCTTAACTCTATTGGTGGTCTCAACGTTACCGTTGTTAGAAATAGTAAGGCTATGGAAAAGCAACTAGAGGCTATAGGTCAAGATCCTTCCAACAAGAGAGGATCTTTCTTTAGAGGTTCTGACAAGACTATATATGTAAACCTTGAAACTGTTCGTGGAAATACTTTGTTCCATGAGATTATTCATCCTATGGTTGACTTCATTAAGAAGACTGACCCAGCTCTATATAAAAGAATAGAGGCTGAGGTTAAAGAGAGTGATATTAAAAGAAGAGTAATGAAGGATGGTCGTAGAATGAAGGGTTCTTACCTTGATTGGGCTAAATCAAACTATGAAGGTTTATCTGAAGAGGCATTAATAGAAGAGGCTTTTGCTGAGATGATGGGTGACGCTGCTTATGGTCACTTTGTAAATAAGCAATCTACCTTATCTAAAATTAGAGAAGTTATAAGAGAGATACTCTCTAGGATTGGTGTTGTATCTCCTTTTGATAATGTTGAAGCTATAGATTTAAATCAAATGTCTTTGTATGATATAAGAACAAATCTAGCTGAAGCTTTAGTAAATGGTAGAAAAATTAACGTTGGAGGTGTAGAATTTGAGGTTGGAGATATACAAGCTGATAAAGATAAAGTTAACAACTCTATTAGAATGCAGGTTGATAAGTCTGACATCAACTCTGAACTTGGCGTTGTAAACATAAACATACCAGATAATATTCAAACTCAAGAGATAAGATTTCAGGCTCCTGAATTTTATCCAAACTTTGACGTATCAAAAGTAAAAAGAGGTAGTATAAAAGAGTTTAATGGTCAGAAGGCTTTACTTATGTTGACTGATAGATCAGCATCTGGTATGGTTGTATCGCCAACAGGAGTTAGACATGAGTTCGATGGTGGTGTATTTTATCCTTACCAAGAAGATACAGGTGTTTGGGCATTCTCAGATAAGGCTGCAGCAACTAGAATGATTAACGCAGCTAGAGAGAGTGATGGTTTAGTTTTCTTAACTGCTATGGCTCCAGGATCTATTGATGGTAGTGTTAATATGTTTGATTACGTTATGAAAGAACTTGATCAGGCCATAAAAGACAAGAGAGCTACTAAAAAAGAAGTTGTAGAGTTCCTTAATAAAAAGATGACTATTAAGTCTTTTGATTCTAAAGCAAAAGATCAAGGCATAAAAACATCTAAAGTTAAGTCTGTAAAAGAGTTTAGTAACATAGTTTTATCTATGCCTCAGGCTTTTGGTGTTAGAAAAGATATAATAAGAAAATCTATACAGAGTAAAATATTTGAGAAGTGGGGTATCCCTTCTATGCAAGAAATATACAACACTGTTAATCAAGATATTATAAAAGACCTGAAGGGTAATCCTATAGTATCTGCTATTAGAATAGATACAGAAGCTGGATATGTGGATTCTAGAACTGATGATAAAATAAAAGATCATCCTACTTATCCATACGTTGTTAAGGGAGAACCCTTAATGATATTTGATGAGTCTGTTGACGCTTCAGAAGTTTGGGGTGAACTTAACTTAGCTGATAAGTTTTTAATAGATTCTAGAACAGGAGAAAAATTAAGTGAAGGTACGACTCAAGCTAGAAGACAAAGAAAGATTGAGATGGCTAGACCTGTTGTTGATATTAGAATGCAGGCTCCTCAAGAAGAAACAGAGAATGTAGTTTACACTTCAGGATTAACAACAATAGCTTTTGATATTGCTAAAGCAGTTGTAGATGCTGATTACAAGGCAGGTAAATACACTACCAAAGCTATAGCTAGTATTCCTTCGCTTAAAATTGACAAGCCTAGAAAGCAATTTGAAGGTTACGACATAAGGTTGTCTAAGTTATTAGCTAAACCATTTGGCTCTCACTCTAACGAAGAGATAAAAGAGATTATGGTTAGAAACAGAGGTGATCTTCAAGCTGAACTTCTTAGAGTTGATGACAATCTTAAGTTATTAAAAAACGCAATAAAAGATTCTAACATAACTCCTGAGCAAGTTAATGATCTTCTACATAATGTTGAAGACATAAAAACTATGGAGAAGTCTGAACTTAGAACAGCTCTTCTAGAGATGAGAACTCATATAGATGAGTTGAGTAGAACACTTATTAGAGAGGGTCTAGTAGCGGGACAGACTATGTTTACCATTGATTCTAATATGGGATTATATGTTACAAGATCTTACAGACAGTTTGAGACTAAGAATTGGGAGCAAACAGATAACGATATAATACAAAACGCTAAAGACTTTTTATATAGAGAGGTTAAGAATCAAAACATAAGAGATGTTGAGGATGGTAAGATAGATAAAGATGGCAACCTGATAACGCTTATGTCTGAAGATGCTATTTTAAATAAAGCTCAAGAGGCTTACGATAAACTAGTTGAGGAAAAAGATTTCTTAAAGTTCTCAGGTGGATCTTCTAGCTTAGAAGGACTAACAAGGGTTAACTCTATATTTATGCAAAAGAAAGTTATCCCTGAAGAGATAAGAGAGTTGTGGGGTGAGATAGATAGTCCTTTAATAAATTATAGTAACACTATATCTAAAGTTGCTAAAACAATCTCTGCTGAGAGAATGTATAGAGAACTTAATAATATAGGTCAAGGCAAGTTTATATCAGATAACTACGATAGAACATCAACTAGAAATAAGTTAGAGGGTTATAAGTGGGGAGACTTAGATGGAAAGTATGTGGACGATGAGATGTATGTTGTAATGAATCAAGTTAACAGAACCTTTGAGAAAAATGGTTTCCAGAGAGCTTACGATGCTTACATGCAACTTGTTTTATTCAATAAGAAAATGAAGACTGTATGGAATCCTGGTACACATGCTAAAAATATTATAGGTAACAGCTCTTTTGCCATGATGAATGGTCATTTAAGTCCTGATCTTAAACAAATTTATCAAGATGGTAAGCTATCTATAGAAGCGTTTTATAACATGAAGAGTGAAGATTTTAAAGAGCTGTATGATAAACTTATAAGACTAGGTGTTGTAAACTCTTCTGCCTCTTTAGCTGAAATTCAAAATATATCAGAAGACCTTAGAAACACTAAGTTTGATTTGACTGAGTATCTTAAAGATAAAAATGGTAAGATACAAAAAAGAATGGCTAAAGTATATGGTACGATTAGAGAGGGTATATCTTCATTTGATGAAAAACTAATGAAGGCTTATCAAGCTGAGGATGATGTATGGAAGATATTTGGATACTTATCTGAAAGAGGTAGATATATAAAGGCTGGTTTAGATGTTGCATTAGCTGAAGAAACAGCTGCTAAAAACATTAGAAACCTTTACCCTAACTATAACGAGATACCTCGTATAATAAGACTCCTTGGTCGTTCTCCTTTAGTTGGATCATTCGTTGCCTTCCAGGCTGAATCTGTTCGTAACGCTAAGAACACTGTGATGCTGGGATTTGAAGAGATGGGTAGTAACAATTCAAAAATAAGAAGAATTGGTGCTACAAGAATAGCAGGAACTATTGCTACAATGACTCTAATGGAAGGTCTTCAGTTATATACAGCTCAATTCTTAGGTGAGTTCTTAGGTTTTGGTGGAGAAGATGATGACGATGTAGAGAGAAGAAAGATGCGTCTTTTACTACCTGAATGGGACGCACCAGGAAATATAGCCTACATGTTTAGAGGGTTTTTAGAATCTAAACAATCTGAAGATCAGACTGAAAGAGATAGATACTTTGACTATATAAACTTCTCTAGTATATCTGGTGTTGGTTACATGAAGGATATTATGAGATTAGCATTTACAGATATAGATACAAGGCTTGGTCAAGATAGTGCTTTAAATATTCTTGAAAAAATATACGCTCCATTCTTGGGTCAAGAGATGACCTCTATAGCTGTGACAGAGGCTTTAACAAATAAAGGTGGAAAAGTATTTAATCAGACTGATGGTCCACTTAAAGCTCTTGGAAAGATTATTATATACGTTGGTGATAAAGTTCAGCCTGGTGTTGGTAGGGTAGCTCAAAGAGGTGTTGAGTCTTTATATGATGTTGACTCTGACTTAGTTCCAGGATATGAAATGCTTGCTATATTTGGTATAAGAATTAATAGAGTTAATGTTAACAAAGGTTTAGCAATAAAATCTAACTTCTTATTTAAAGATATGGTAAGTAGAGTTGGTAAAGGAATATTAAAAGATCCTTTTGCATTAAGAGAAGAGGCAAGATCAAACTCTAGCTTTAACGAGGATCTAAATAAGTTAGCTGACCTTATAGCTGCAGCAAGATTAAATAGTATTAACGGAGAAAATGTTAAAGCTATTCTTTCTAACTCTAGAGTATCTAGACCAGTTATAGATGAAGCTTATAATAGATACCTTGACAGGTATTTAGAAGATGCTATAAGTGTTGACGATAAATAATTTGAAAACACTATATAATTAATTATTTAATTACTAAATTTGTAGTACTTTTCTAAGGCTCCATCCTGGAGCAGTTTGCTTTTTTGTTCGCATTCATAGATTAGTTTTTGGTTGTTTAAGGAGGAGGGGTAGTTCCCTCCTTTTTTTTTTAGTATATTAGCTGTATGGAAATAGGTATACAATTAGTCAATGGAGTTACGTTTGGATTTAGATTATTTGCTCCAACAGAATCTATACCATACAACGAACTCCAGCTATTTGCTGGAGTTATATGCTTCTATGTTATTTGGGATTAATCCTCACGTGTAGAGCATTCGTCTTGATCTCCACAGCATTCTTCTTCTTCAGGGTCAACAAGATCTATTATCCAGGATTCAAACAAATTTTTTTTTGATTCATCAGATCTTTTTAAAGCCTCTCTTAAAGCTTCATCTCTGTCGTGTAACATTACTATACTATTTTAAAAAGTATTGGGGGGTGCAGACGACCAAATCTTTAACCCCCCGAATACAAGAACAACCTAACCCGTATTGCTTGAGGCTAGGATTTAATTATGCAGCACTCACGCAGCTTACTCTCGTTTTTTAGAACCCCTACCTAAGATGGTATCGACTGTAATATCGACCTCCTTTTGATTTGATGGGACATATACGTCTAATCTTTGATCAGTATCATAAAGATACTTTAAAAACAGCTTGAATCGCATCTTAAACTCAGGGGTTCTTATTCCTTTTGTTTCTATGATAAAACCTTTCTCTAAATTAATAAAGTCTGGCGTATAAGATATATTTCTTATGTTACCAGGCTTTTTCTTAAATGTTGTTTTACCTTTTGTTTTTCCCTTATCCATAAGTAGACCCTCGAACTTGAATTTTTCTACAAGCTCGAAGGTCTTTCCTTCATACTCGTGGGGGATCTTTGCTTTTTTAAGGGCTCTGTAGCAGTAAAGCTCTAGACCTGAGGCAAATGTAATTCCATCTGCGATGTGTTTCTTAGCTTTAGTTATCTGCTTTCCTTTTCTTCTCTTGAATCGCATTAAGCTAAGATATGAAATAATTATTTCTTACCTCTATTCCTAGCCCTATTTTTAGATTGACCCTCTAATACAAGTTTACCAGATTTAGTATGAGAAGCATCCTTTTTATCGCCTTTCTTACTATTTTTTCTGTTGAATAGGTTTAGCTTAACACGATACTTTTTTCTTTCCTCTGATGAAGAATATTCAGAGTCGTACTTTTTTTTCTTCTTATACGACTCCTTATTCTTTTTATAATGTTTAGTGCTTTTACTTGCCATATTGTAATTTTATGACATGCAAGATACGAATTATTTATTTTGTTTTGGTTGAGCTGGTATACCAAATACATACTTAGCTAACTTCTCTGAGTTTTCCAAAAGAGATTTAGCATTTTTACTTGTTGGTAAAGCTGAGGCTATCTCTAATACTTTAGCTCTCATCTCGCAGTCAAACTTTAATATTCTAATCTGCTGTTCTTTGTTTTTCTGATCTTTGTTCATGTCTAAAATTTAATTATTGTTAAATCGTTAATATCAATATAGAATAATAACTCCCTATCCCATATAGATCCTGGTCGTGGGTTCTTCATGCCACCCCACTCAACTGTGGCTTTTGTTATTTCGTGCATCCAAATATAACCAATTCCATCGAGAAATCTCCAAGCTATACATAAAGGTAACTCTTTTTGAAGGGCTTCTTTTTGACAATGCTGTATCTTCCTTACTGAAGTTCTAGCCCTTTTTACTTCAGACATATTAAGACTCATAGTCTTAATCTCGCATAGAGATACAACCTTCATAGTTTTATTATCTATAATCTCAGCGTCTACTGGAGCATACTTACCCAGTTGTTCGAATGTTAGATCTTTTCCTTCAAGAAGAATCCTAAGAGTCTCAGCCTCTCTTTCTCTATCTTGTTCACTCTCAAATCTAGGCTCCAGCCTCATCTTTTCCGTTTGCAGACCACTCGTAAGTGAATGGTGTTTCACCTTCTTTATATGGCTCAGCAGATTTTATAGCCTCACTCATTCTTTTATCAACCTCATCCATATGCACTTGAAGTAATATTAAGTACCCAGTTAGATCTACCAGATCATTCTCACTCATGTACGCCTCTTTACTTTTTATTCTATTTAACTTGTCGTTTATACGAGCCTGAATAGCATACATAGGATCGACATCAAATAAAACCCCTTTATCAAATACTGAGTTTCCGTAAGACTTATTCTTTTCTATTAATAAGTCTCTAATCTCATTACACTTGTCTTTAATCTTTTGTTGCATCTTTTCTGTTTTTATTATATTTAATTGTCTCTAAGGTTACAAATAAAACTATTGCACAAATAACCCCTAAAAATACTTTAATCATTGTTTTAAAATTTAGTTACTATTATTTTCTTCTGCTGTATTCCTGATACTATATATAAAATCAGTTACTGCATCACTTAGTTGTTCTATAACATCTTGGTTTTCTTTTAACCAATCTTCATCCATGGTCTTCTCATAACTGTTTGCTGTATTCATAAGCATGTTAAACTTTTTTTTAACCAATCCTGAGTGTTCACCTTTTAAATTGTATAACTGCTCTGTAAAGCTTTTAAAGGTAGCTAGCAGTAATAATAAATTAACTTGACTTTCTTTTTTCATTTTAATAAACATCTTGAGATATACATATAAACTCGTAATCAGTTACGCTATCTATCTTTATTTGTATGTCGTTAGTTGATTTATGTTTTATCTGTAAACCTCTTATAAAATACTTAACATTCTGTAATTTTTCAGGATCAAGCTCGCTAATACAAGTCCTGTGAGTTGCTTCTTTCCATTTTTTAGTGGGTTTTTCAACACCTTTGACAAACCTTAAAGTTCGCCACCTGTAATTAACTGTAGCATGATATATTTCTTTTCTCATAAACCTACTTCTTATTTATAATCTTCTCTATAAACCAAAAAATAAATATGACACCCATTATAAAATCTGTTATATTTTTAAAATTCCATTCCATAACTAAAAAGATTCTGATGGTTGAGCAGATATATATTTCTCAGTATAATCCTGAGGATCTATAAATTTAGTATATTCTTTCTTAAATTTCAAGGGTAAAGTGCCAGTACCTATATTCCTTCCTTTAGCAAAGATAAGATCCACAAGACCTTCGGTTGAACTTCCACTATCATCATTCATGATACCATAGTATTCAGGTCTATATACTAGCATTACTATATCAGAGGCTTGCTCTATCTCACCGCTCTCACGAAGATCAGAAAGAGTAGGCCTACAACCATCCCTTCTGTCTACACCTCTACTAAGTTGAGATAGTGCCACTATAGTTATATTTAACTCTTTAGCTAAGTTCTTGAGTTCACGAGCCACCATAGCCACCTCTTGTTCTCTGGATGAACCAGAACCTTTAACGAGTTGCAGGTAATCTACAAGTACAAACTTAACCTCTTTAGTTATAACATACTGCCTTATCTTATTAAGAAGGTATCTAAGGGATGAGTCTTTACACTCGTCTATAAACAGACTAACGCCTTCAAGTTTACCTATAGCCTTATCAACCCTTTTAAGTTCATTGCTTTCTAAAGCACCCTTCATTATATACCTATTGTTGACTTCACTCTCTAAAGATACTAACCTCTGTAGTAGTTGGGTGTCCCCCATCTCGTAAGAAAATACTGCAGTTGGTATACCTACCTTAGCACAATTATAACAAAAAGCTAAACCAAGTGATGTCTTACCCATAGATGAAGCACCACCAATTACAATAAAGTCTGTCTCTTGCCACCCACCAGTAAACTTATCTACTGATTGAAATCCTGTAGGCAAACCTACCATGTTATCGGAATCCATTCTTTTTCTTATATCATCATGCAACACCTTCAATTGCTTCTTAATATCAGGTATATCACTACCTCTAATTTCAGAGATAGATTTCATCTGTTCCTCTACAAACTCTATAACATTAAACAAATCATCACCATTATCAATCTTCTTTGTGGTAAGTTCGGCTAATTTTTTAAGTCTTATCTTCTTGTCTTCCTGAGAAAGATATAAGACCATATTCTTTGTAATGTAAGCGTAATGATCAGAACTCATACACTCAGCCACCCTAAGATCTACAAGAGGATCCTTAACAGAAGATGATATGACAATCATGTCTGCCTTATCTCCTTTGTCCAGCCTATCTGACAGTACTTTATATATTTTTCTGTTTAAGGGATCGGTAAATATTTCATCAGATATAAGACTATGGCAATCGTAGTAATCTCTTGGGTTAGACATAATCTTACCGATAAGCCTCATTTCCATCTCCATGTTATCTTTCATCTGTAATATATTTAGGTTTAACGTATCTGTTAGTTTTCTTTTTATTTACCTGCATTTCATTCTCCCACCCCCTAGAGTTAAGCCAAGTTCTAGGATTCTTTCTATATTTTTTATCTGGTGTTAAGTCAACGTAAGTCTTAACTGCTTTTATAGCTTCTCCCATTTCGTTAAGAGTCAATGTCATAAACGTTATTTTAGTTTGTGGTCTATCTACCTTTTTATTGTATAGATTCCAAAACATTTCAAACGCTTTGTTTTTTCTTTCAGATTCAGTATGAGGCTTTTTAGTATCACTAAACCTGAGATCTATGATAGCAAAATGATTAACAATATTATTGAAAACGCATTCTGATTCCATGTCATTATTATAAATGGATTGATGAACATTATCTGATGTGTGAAAATTAATAACACTACCATCAATCTCAATGAACTCTACTTTATTTATATTAACAATGTCTGTGTTTGATACCCTGTACTTCATAGTTTTTTTTGGTTGTTTAAAAGTAAAAGAGGCTGACTTGCATACTGGCGGTAGACACATAAGATCTACCTCAATAGACGTATGCTTATACAAGAAAAATCTTCATACGCCAGCCTCTTTTAAATTAGAATGGTAAGTCGTCAGCTACTTTTTCTTTCTTAGCTTCAGGTTTCCAAGTGTCTACCTCAACGTAATGAGTTTTACCATACTCATCAGCACCATTACGTTTTTTTACAACCTTTAAAGTTATAAATTTATCACCTGTTTTACCATCGAAGATATAATCTCCAGCCTCTTGTTTTAACTTAGTTAAGTTCAAAGAGAATTGTACTAAGTCTCCGTCAAATTTCTCTACTCCGTTTCCAACGTAGATTTTTTCTGTTGTTTTGTTACTCATAGCTATTAGCTTTAAAATAATTAATTAACGCATCCCTTTCTGTTATTTCTAAGCATTTTAAAATCCTCTTGGCGTGTTTAATTTTAAACTCGTCAGGCTTCTCTAAATACTTAAGTAAGGTAGGTCTGCTTAACCCTACTCTGTTGGCTAACCAACGTGCACTTATTTCTTTTAATTCCATTTTATCTTTTAAAGTCATAACGTCTCCATTATTAAATGCTGTTCAACGATCTCCTCGTTGTCTATAAAGAACTTTCTGTAAACATCTAGTAAATACTTATACTCTTGTCTACCTCTCTCTACAAACTCATCTCCAGCATAAAATATAGAAACGTTATAAGGTCTTTCTTTTTCCTGAGTTATAAATACAAACTCATCACAACCAAACCCATCCATATAAAATGCAGACTGCCTATCGTAGCCATACTTCTTACAAGAGTTGGAGAAACCCCAGTGACTACCATCACTAGTAGTTTTAAGGTCTATAAGGGTTGTGCCATTCCTGTAGTCAGCCTTACCCTTACAAAATACATCAGTATCATCATCCTTCCAAGCGTTAGCTATCTCCCTCTCTCCTTCTAATTGAAGAAGATCTCTAACCTCAGAATGATTAAACAACACATCCTGCATATACATAATCTTATCATACTCTTTCTGTAGTATTATTGTAGGTGCGTTAGGGTTATCTGCCTTAAAGTCTTTGTATCCTTTAGTAGTTCTTGTAGCAGAGTTAAACACCAATACCTTATCGTTGAACTCATTAGGCTCTAACATAGCTACATGATAAGCCCTACCAAATATCATAGGTAAAGTTTCTTTGTTAAGCTCAGGATGATCTCTCATCATCTTGTAAGTTCTGACATCTTTCTTTATTAACCCTAACTGCGAGTTCGTTACAAACTCGTAGTCAGAGTAATAAAAAGAGTCATCGACTAGTTTCTTTATAAACTTATCTAAACTCATTACACTAAGGTTTTAGATAATTTAAGAACTTTATTAAGTTTATCTTCTTGAGTCTTAGTCATAGTGTAACCAGCCATCTTTTGCTCTACCACACTACCTTTACCATCCTCAATAGCCTTCATCATACTCTTATATTGAGAGTCTGTTAGCTTAGGTTTAGATGTAGATTTTTTAGGTGTAGCAGGTGTTCCTTTAACTGCACCATTACCATCATCATCTCCAGTAACTACACCAACAAAAGACGCAAGTGCGTATCTCCTAGCGTAAGATATAGCAGAGCCTACACCATGTGCATCTTCCTTTGCTGGTATGTAGCAGGTCGATGCTAAGTATTCTCCACTGGAGTGTGATAGGATTGTTGTTACCCCACCTACATCTGTAGGCATTTGAATAATAGCAAGTTCGTTCTCTGCTAGTAGTTTACGAACAGAGTCCCATACTGCACCAAGATCAGCATAGCTTGACTTGAAAAAAGGGTTCTTTGAATTTTCTTTAGCAGGTCTTAATTGAGACTGCACTTTTGATAAGGCAAGGGTCAACTTGCCAATTGTTTCTGACTTTTCCATAGTTTTTGGTTTTTAAATTTAATTAACTTCTGATGCAAATATAGTAAAAAATTTTTTTACAACTACTATATTATTCCTAAAATATTATACGACAGATCATCTGGCATTATCCTGTCTAGACTTTCACTTATACCTCCCATTACTAACTCCATATCAATACTGTTATTTACCACCATTAGTATACTTATGCCATCCTCTGAAGGCATCATAAGAGTATGACATAAAGCGTTATGCTTTCCTATATCTACTTGTGTTACTGCCAGACTATCTGTCTGGTGAAAGTACATATAGTTAACGCCATGTTTTTTTAGAGCTACCTCTAAACGCTTCATGTTTGGGTGTTTATTAGGTCTTATTCTATTGTCTAACTGATGTTCAACACCAGACTCTTTAAGCAAGTTCTCCAGCATTTCTTTTTCGTATTGCATAAACCTTGTAGATAAATTCTATTAAAGATAACTCTTTTTCTAGTAATTCTTCAAGGTCTTCATTGTTAAAAGACTTATCTACTACGTTTAATATGTTATGTATTTTACTTTTATTGGTTGAAGTATCAAAATTAAATAGCCTTTTACCCTTTAAGTTAGACTCTATAATCTTCATATCGTTAATTATAGGTTTGATATATTTCTTGTCTACTTTAGCGTATAAGACATACTTAGAACAAGGATCTTTTTTACCCCTCATCCATAATTGATCGACATCAATTGTCTTTGCTTGGTTTCTCATCTTCTTTAAATTTATCTAGTTCTACCTCTAACTCAGTTACAATACCCCTATATCTTTCTCTCTCTAGGGTTAGTGTATCTTCAAGCTCTTTGTTTTTATTCTGCAAGTCTTTTATCTTTTGCATGTAAAATTGTTCTATCTGTATCATCATTCTAGTTTTTTTATCATATCGTTAAGTTTAATCTCTACTTTTAAAGACATGTCTTTCATGTTTTTCTTAAAGTACTTTGATTTACTATTATCCAACGACTCTAGGTGTATAAAATTGGAGATGACACTTTTAATATTTTTTATAAGTTTTACATCCCTCATTTTTAGTTCTAACTCTAACATAGGTAAAGATTCAAGCGAGTTAAATTTAGATGATTCTATTTCTCTTACCATCCATAACATTCTATTTATAAATTCTTTTCTACTTTCCATATCTTTAATTATAATCTATACACCATATAGGTGTGTTCTCTCCAACATAACTATTAATAACATTGTAAGATAAATATTCTATAGCATCAATAACTTCCATTCCTTCTTCTACTACTAATATTTCAATGCACTTAGCATAGGAGTATATCAGCCTTCTTGATAGGTGACATACCCCTATGACTGCATCATCAAAACCATCAGCCTTAAGGAACTCCTCATCATCATACCTCTCTACTATCTCTGTCAAAGTGTTCATTGCTATGTATATTTAGGGTTTTGTTTAACATGGTTTCTACCTCGTCATACCTCTCGTTATAGAAGTCTTGTGCTTCATCTTTAAATACAACACAAGAGCCATTAACTTCTTTGATTTCAGATGTTTTACTTTTTATTTCAATAGTAGCGTTACCATGATAAGCTATCTCTGTCATCTGTGTTGCTATATCATCTATAAACTCCATATACCTTCCGTTATCTATATATATCTTAGCCATTACACATGCCCTCCATAGTTTTCGTTATTAACATCATACCTTGTTTCTCTATCTGATTCGGGTTCATTCATATGAGGGACTTCATCAACCCCTGTACCATACTCAAGTATAGCATCTTTAAATTTATTATCTAAAGATTGTTCCCACTTACTTGTGTTTTCATTTAACCAATCATCAGTATCTTCTAATGATATATCTTTAGGTAGTTCGATAGTTATTTTAGCCACCTTGTGATACACTCTGCGTTCAGTTATCGTAACGCTACGCATACCAAAATGCTTTATATCGTTAGTTAGTAAGGCTCTATTAAGTTCAGCCATATCTTTAACATGATCTTTTTCTGGTCTGTTTCGATTGTATTGGTCAATCAAAAACTTTTGGTGTTCTTCACTTCTCATAATTTTTAGTTTTAAGGTTATTGTAATTCTACAACCATGTTAATATTAAATACTTCGTAGTAATCTCCTATATCTGAATGTATAGCGTTGTCCTCTCCTATACATACCATAGTTCTTCCAAATACATTAAATTCATCATCACTACAACTATCATAAGCCATATCCCATATAAAAGAGTTTACTGCATCTACATCCTTATACCCCTCGTGCCATTTAAGGTGGTTTCCATGATAGATAACATAATCTGTTGTCTCATCTACAAGATCATCATTATCATTATACATAACATACTTCTGCTTATAATCCTCTTTAGTAAAGGCAGGGAAATCTCCCTCAAGTAATTTGTGTTCGTTCATGATAGCATCTAATTCTTTCTCATCTCTTTTTGGTACTGCTATATGTACCTCGCTTCTGTATCCCATAATTTCTAGTTGTTTTGGTTATAATCTTTAATAAATTCTACTACTGCGTCATAAGTATCACCCATCTCAGCAATTTGAAGGTGGTGCATTATATCTGACATCTGACCATCTTCAGCTACATCAAAGCATTTATGTATGACAGGCATAAGCCAATCCCAAGATACATTGTAAGATAGTTCGTGTTCTTCATACCAAACATTATTATGATTGTAGTTTAATAAACCACTATTGAACACCTCTGTATCCAATCCCATAAATTCAGCAATCAATATATTGTTCATAATAATATTGTCTTGCTTACTTGTTTCTATTGCATCTTTACTTCTTAAGTCCATCGTTATATTCTTTAATAAATTCTACTACTAAATAATGTACTTGTTGTATGTTAGGTACTGCTAATCTAATTTCATCAAAACCCCAATAATCTAATTCGGGATTCTCAAG